ACCTACTAATACTACACCGGCCTTTACAAACGCAGAAGTATCTACTGCTGAAATAGTAGTAGAATCTACAGCATCAATAATTCCTATAGTCAAAGTAGCATCTCCACCCCCACCGGGAACTGTAAGAACATCTCCTACTTTATATCCTGAGCCTGCTGCTACAGTTGATTGAATATCATCAATTACACCAGCGGTTGCTCGTAATGAGGCTTGATAACCAGTCCCACTACCCCCTGTTGGGGTAAAAGTTCCAGTTGTATAACCAGTTCCACCTGTTGTAATTGAAACACTATACACTCCACCACTTACAGTTCCTGATTTTCCAGCAACTTGTTTCAATTCAATATTACTATCTGTAGTAACAATTGAGCAAGTTTCTCCTGCTTTTACGTGTCTTAAACTGGATATTTTTACTTTACCAGTGCCGTAATCTGCATTTGCAGTAGCAAGAAATTCATTATGAACTGCAATATTCGCTGTAGAACCTTCTAATGTGAATGCTGGTGAAAATGCGACATCTGTTTTACTAACTCTATCTTCTTTATTGATAAGGTCAGCAAGATTTTGTGCACTTGTAGTAGAGTCAAAGTCTGCTCTCCACTGCGCCGATGTCGTTCCGGCAGTAAGCGTTGCCGCAGTCCCATTACCCGGAGATACTACAATTGAGCCTGATATTGCTCTTACATCCTCAGGTAGGTGTATTCTCGCTTCTGCTGCCGCAATCTCACGATAGTCATCACCCTGCCAAAGTTCTAATCTAAGAATTTGTTGAACATTACGGAATAAAAGAGGAGCGGTTCCTACATAATCTGTATAATATCGCCTTCTATATGGCTTGTAAGTATCAAAATTAATATATTCTGCTGTAACAAGATAAGGTCTCCAAGCATTATGTGTAATATTATCAATTTTATCTTGTATCTCTTGAATACGAGTTTCTACAATAGCCTTAGTCATCCCTCTTTGTCGTCCTACTGCTCCGTTAGTAAACGAGGCTTGATTCTGCACATATGCATTATCGGCCACTTGATAATCTGCATGTGTAATTGTATCGGTGAAACTTAATGCAACACCTAAGACATTAGTAGCGATTGCGGTAATAGTGCGAGTTAAACCAAGCGGGTCTGCGTCACTGTAGATAAGAATACTATCTCCTACTTCAAATCCCATATCTCTATAATCGGCTCCTGTTACATATACAGCAGTAGCAATACTATCTCCGCTCACAATAACGGGGTCTTGCGGCCCTATTCCTAAAAAATCTGCTACTTTTTGGGCGGTTGTATAAACTAATCCTGTAGGATTAAGAGGTCTTGTTTCAGACTCACCGGGACTGAATACAATAGGCATTAGATATCACACCTTAATAATTCAAATGACTCCATGCGAAATTCATAGCCTCACTCTTTGTTTTCAATCCAAAGTCAAAGAGACTTGTTTGCTTAGGGTCTCTTTCAGGCTTTTCCTCTTCTTCCTCAGGAACTGGTCTTTTTACCTGACCAGTCATAGCCCTTTCTGTTTCTGTTGTTGAAGCATCTACAATATCTTCTATATCGCTTGGGCCTTCTCTACGAATCCTTCCGGGGTCATCACGAGGAGTAACTTCTACAGAACTTAAGTCCTCGTCCACTGTATCCCTGAATTTATCATCAATTGCTCCTTGCTCTCCTTCAACATCAGGTTGACGTGGGCCACCTTCTGAAAATCCCTCAGGAATATTACCCAAGTAACTAACACCATGCGTTTCAGGGTCAGTCTTGATTTCTTCAATAATTCGCTGTCTTAGAGCATCCCATTCGGGGCCACTTGCGGGTTTACCTTGCTCCCTCATCATCTCAGCAGCCTTTCGGTTAGCCCATTTTCTCATTTTTATTTCTTCTTCTCCAACTAAAATTTTAGGATTAGGCGGTCTATCTGCTCTTGCTTTTATCATAACATACATTATTATCACTCCAAATTTTCTTTATCTACAAAACCAAGGTTATACTCCATTGGCTTACTGCATCCCCCGCAGTTTTCTCTCCATAGAAAATGGAGCATTGCACAGTGAGTGCAGCGAGTGCCTGCACCGATGTTCAGAACATCACTGGCTTTGAGATTACGATTTCTTTGTTCAGAAGTGATACCCTTTAGGGGTCTTTCTTCATTAACTACTGGTGATAAGTCTACAGAAATATCAGAGCGAATAGATTGTTTTTGAAGGCGCTCTATGTCCGTCAAATCAATTGTTTCTACCTTCAACCCCATGCATCTCCCTCACTCTCATTAACTTGTAGTCACAAAAATGTAAATATTACCGAGAATAGTATGAGGGTCTGCTGATACACATGTATTAGCGCCTATTGCGGTATCAATAGCAGTTGCTATCGTAGCAGTTGCAGTTGTATCATTGAAATCTTTAGGCGGATAAGGCCCAAGAATTGTTACTGATTTAGCCATTTAAGTCACCGCCTGATTAGCGCTGACCTATAGCCCACCAAGTTCCAGTGTTACTTGCTACACAATCAAGTATCATTTGATTTGGGCTCGCTGTGGTCACTATAGCGAATGCACCATCAATGCCCCCGCCAGTTACATCACCAAATGTATCACCTGTAACTCCACAAGCAAAAATCTTGCTCAAGGTATCGGATAAGTCTATTGTGCCGGTATCAACGCTGGCCGCATCAAATGTGCCGGTCATCATTACCATATCTCCCATTACGTGATTTCTTGTATCTGTTGTGCTGCTAAAAGCCATATTTATTCATCTCCTTCTATTTCTTCTTGTGATTCTTCTACAAGCGCCTCTGTTTCTTCGACACCATCGGGACTCATAACAGTTGCTACCAAATTAAGTAATGTTGATTTGGTTGCATATCCTTTTGGTTTAATATCATATTGAGCGAGCCACTTAGAAATATCTCCACGACTCCACCCTTCATCGGGTATTCCGTCATTCAAAAGGTCAACTGATGGTTCATATCCTTCTATAAGATAATCATCGCCAAATCTTCCATGATATCTATCCATCCACGCTTGAGTAACATCTCTACTTTCTCCCCTGATGAAATCAGGATGAGTAGCATCTATATTTTTAGTGCTCCAAGAGCGACCAATATACATTATTGAGGGCACTTAAAACCCCTCAAGATACAATCATCCACATCGTTACACCGGCCCATTGCGTGCCGATTACTGTGAATTGTGCTACACCTGCTACTGGTGCTGCCTTTAATGCAAGACTTGAAGCAGCAGTTGAAGTATCTCCAACTATAACTGTGTGTATTTTAGTTGCTCCACCAGATAGTGTGATGGTTTCATCATCAACCATTACGGTAGTAACTCGCCCGCAGACAAGTTTTAGTCCACGACCTGATTCGTTAGTAGTATCGTCATTAGTTGCTTGGAACCCGTCAAGTTTTCCGGGGTAGTCATCTGCTGCTCCTGCCGCTCCATCCAACCATCGTGTTTCACTGCCCAATGCGCCTGCATATAGGTCAATACTAAAATCTTCGGTAAAAACCGCACTACCGCTTGTTGCATATGTTATTGTATTTGTCATATTTTTTCATCTCCTTTATTTTATTCTCCATTGAGTCTCAAGACAAGTCTCGGATACTCCCTTGTGCACCGAAGAAAGTAGTCCATACTTCTCCCATTGTTCGGTAAAGTCCTTCCTGACCGAGCCTATTGATTGCGAATGGGTCTCCAGTTTCAATTCCAGACTCAAAGTATTGAGTTGGTATTGCTGTGCTGAAATACATGTAATCGGTATCCAAGAGATACATACGGCTTAGACCGTCTTTTGTTACATCCTTAGAAGGAATGATTGGGACACCATTGTAAGTTGCTACGATGAATCCTGCTTCCATTCCGGGGACACCCTTAACACCGTTGTAGGTTGGGGTGACTCTCTTCTCTTCCATGAACCTCTGTTGGCTCTGTAGAAGTTGTTGTAGTCTCATTAGAGTATCATAGCCAGTTAGTAGAACCTTAGGATTACCACCACGCTCCCAAATCTGTTGGAAGATAGTATCCAAGTGGTCAAGTGAAAGAGTTCGGCGGTTGCCTGCTGCGGCGTCTGCACCACAGTTGGCTTCTGCGCCCGACCAAGCATTTGCACTTCGGTCAATACTGTAGATATCGAGGTCTCCTGCCGCACTAACATGCACTGTTCCACCAGATGTTCTTGCACCAGTTAAACCAACGCTTGTTGCATCATTGAAAGTAATTCTGTCAAGTGATTCAAAGTTATTACCAGCGGGAGTATCTGAATCAACAAGAAGCATCTTGTTAACCATCTCTGCATGGTGCTTACCCATTTCTTCCTTTAGAACAGCCCTCATGTCTCCCATACCGTCATCTTTGTCGGCAAGGAATACTGCAACTTCGCTCACATCGAATGAGTGTGCAATAGTCTTTGGCTTGGCTGCTACATGCTGGAAGACTGGCTTCACTGTCTCAGGTAGAGTAGCGTTTTCTGCAATTCCACCATGAACAACGCCACTGTTAGGCTTGTCTGTGATAACTCTCCATCCACTTCGCTCCCAAGGTTTCTTAGGTAGAATGCTAAATGCGTTAAATTCTTGATTCAACTGAGACCATACTTTGCGACCATAGATTGCTTGGTAGGTTCCTGCTGTCGTGGAAAGCATTGGAGCATCTGCCTTAAGCAATTCACTGCCTGTATAGGTGTAGCCCATTGAATTTCCTGCGCCATAGTAGTAGCGCTCCATGTCTGTTACTGTTCTTACGTAATTTCGTGCCATATTTTTTCATCTCCTTTTTTTTCTATATCCTCTTTGAGGTTTACTCTCCCTGAAATAATCCCCCAGCGAGTTGGTGAACTTCTTCCCAAGACATATTTGCAAGGTCTTCGGTGCTTGGGACTTCCACATTAGGTGAGGAAGCCGCCTTAGTAATTAGTTCGCCTGATTCAGTTGTTCCAATGCCGTCAAGACGCTCTGATAGAGCAGCAATGGATTTATTGATATTTTCAAGTGGCCCACGAGCATCGAAAGCATCTGCGTTTGCTTGATTGACTTCCGCTGAATGTTCATTTTCAAATCGTGTTTCAAAATTATTCTCCAATCCTGCCTTGAAAAGTTCTTCTTCCTTAGCAGCCTTGAATACTTCATATGCAGCCTCAATTCTGGATGGGTCTATAGATGATTGATTAATGAAATCAGATTTCTCTACTTTCTTTCCACCACTTAGACCAGCACGAGAAAGAGCATTAGTAGATGGTGAACCGCCTTCTTGTGCACGACCCTTTACTTGGGCAGCAAAGTAGTCTGCTCCATCTCCGATTGATTCGGGGGTAGAGCCGAGGTTTGCCTTGTTTACATCATCAAAATGTGTTCGGGCAGCACCTGTGTCAACTCCAGCAGATTTTAGGGTGTGTTCCATCCAGTCAAGATATTCTGCTGTAATAACATCAGAAAACTCAGACTTTTCGGCTTCATCCTTATCATCTCCGTTGTCGTCCCCATTGTCCTTTTCGTCTTTTTCGTCTTTTTCGTCATCTGAGCCTTTCTTATCTTTCTTGGCGTCTATTGCAGCAGCAAGTGCTGGTGGTAGTTCGCCTTTTTCCATAGAATCTAATCGTCCCTCTAATCGGGCCAATACATCGCTCATTTGTTCCATAACATCGTCTGCCATTTTCTTCATCTCCTTATTTTTGTTGTCTTCCTTTAATATATTGAATTTT